CGTCATCCAGCAACAACACTAAAGTAAGCTGGACGATAGGCGAGAAGGTGGTGTACATCACGGCCAGTACGTTGATGCTGACGGACGCCACACAGCTTGTCACTGGTACGCTACCCTATGCGCGTGTTCCCATTGGCACAGCCGCGAGCACTGTCGCAGCCGGTGATGATACGCGCTTCGGTGCTGTGGATTACGGCGATCTGGACCCCGCCGCAACACTGGACCGCACGGAAATTGTCGCCATAGACCAGGGCGGCGATGGTGTGCAGACCACCGTGGGAGACATTCTCGACGCTAATATTTATGGCGGTCTTTTTTCTGGAAACAATGCTGTAGCAGAAGGCGCTGTCGGCGCTTTCCCGGCTATTCGCATAGTTGAGGCGTGGACAGCGAACGACCCTAGCAACTTTATAGTGCCATCGTTTGCAGCGGGAACCCTGACAGTACCAGCAGGAGGGGGTGGGACGTATTTTGTAACGGCTCATATTGTTTCGTATGTCGGATCAAACAGCAAAACCTATGTGTTCGGCATATTCAAAAACACAGATCTTTTTGGGTTTCGTTTTGCTACCCAACTGACAAGCGGGAGCGGGGTTGGCGGCGGTATAACTATGGGCGGGCCAGTTGCGCTTGCGGCTGGTGATGTTGTTAGCATTGGTGTTCTTAGTAGCGACGGTGGCACAGCGATGACGGTTAGTTACGCAGATCTTTTCATGCAGCGAATGGGCGCATAAATATGGCGTGGTACACCGGCAAAACCGCTCTATCAGTCCTCGCATGGGGCGACAGCAATATGTTTGGCTCGGGGGGGTTTACGCCACCGGGCGGGCAGGTAACAACGTCTGGGCTTTATTGTTACGCATCCGCAACCGGGCAAGTTCCTTACTCTGAGGCAAACCTTGGATGGCGTAATGCTTTGGACCCAAACGGAACGAACCGCCTGCCTGAATATGAAAGTTTAGTCGGTGTTGGCACGTACGGCGCGTCTACCTATATAGGCCAGATTCTCGGCGGCAATGGCAACCCTGCCATGCAATGCGGGGCAACGCTAAAAAACCAAACAGAAATAGACACCTACGTTTACCACACTGCGGCAGGCGGCACCACGGCAGACTTTTGGCACAACGGCATAGGCTGGGACACGCTGCAAAGAACAGTTCCGGCAGCCTTGGCAAGCATCCCCGGAGCACCGACAGCGTTTGACTGCATCCTGATCAGCATGGGCGGAAAGGAGGCGTTAACGGCGGTTCCTGCGGAAACATTCGTCACCAATATGAAAACTGTGCGCAGCCAGATGATTGATGAAGGCTGGTGGGTTCCCAATACGACACAGATAGTTATTCTCGACATGCCAAGGTCTGGGCCTTTTGCTGCAACATTCGAGGCATTCCAAGGCGTGGAGTACATTCGCGCCCGCTTTAATGACCGCATTAACAGAACTAATAGCACTGGTTACGAGATGGAGCCTATATTTCCGGTCCATTATCTTCCGCCGTATTACACCAATGCAGGTGAGCAATCTGGCGCGATGTTTGTCGACCAAGTCCCGAAGCAGCAATCCATTATCTCTGTAGGCGGTACGCGCTTATCCATTGGTGGCCAAAAAATACGAGTAAACTCTAATGCCTGATTTTGTAGCTAACTGCGCTGGAATTTCGGTTACTACAGGTACTGGTAATTACGTCATTACGTCCGGTACTGACAAGCATCGGCGGATAGACCAGACACTAACAGATTGGCAGGCGGTTTATGTTGAACTTTAAGGGGACTCAAATATGCCGATAGCAACACTGCCGATTGCCGCCTTCCCGATTGCAAGTGTTCCGCTTGATTCGGACGTGGCCGCGCCGCCTGCGGTAGTCACTCCCGCTGCATGTTTTGGTTACACCACGGCGGGCGATGCTGCGCGCAGGGCTTTACGTCTGATACTGGTAGAGGGCGCAGATTCTTCGATGGAGCCGGATGAATACGCAGACGCGCTCGACATGATAAACGGGTACATGCTTGGCCTAGAGGCGCAGGGCGTGAGACTTGGCTACACGCGAGTCTGTAACGTGTCCGATATTGTGACGATACCGGAAGGCGCGATGCGCGGGATGATCGCAAATCTAGCGATGGACATGGCTCCCATGTACGGCGGGAAAATCACCGCTGCGCTTATCAAGCAGGCAGGCGAAGGCGAAAAAACATTGCTTCGGTTAGGTGTGCATGTTGGTTCGTCCAGATACCCGGACAGTTTGCCGATGGGTGTTGCCAATAGCTGTTGGGGGGATGCTTATTCTGTCTCCGCGCCATTCGCGCTTATCTCTATGGCGTCTAACCGTATCCCCACTGTTATGCCCTCCCGCCTTGCATTGATGAGGGCACAGGGTGTTTGGAGCGTTGGCGAGTTTAGCGGCTACCTGCCAGACATTGGCGGGAGGATTGCTAACGTAACGGGAACGCGCACGGCGACGATTACTGCGGAACTTACCCTAGTCGCTGCCGCTGACATTATCGAAGCGGAGATTGCGTTTGCTCGTAACCAGACGGTGGTGCTTGCTACACACACCGCACTGTCTACCGACCCGACTACCGTTACCCTGACTGGCAGCGTCACGATGATGCCGGGGCAATACCTTGAGCTGGTGCTGGCAGATATTTACACGGAGACAAGCATCACGCTGACTAACGCGACGGTGCAGATTACATGAGGACGCCGCTGCCAATTGCTAACGGCTTCTACGTTTCTAACTCATTACCGTTGTCGGCGCAGGAGTGTGTGTGCTGGTTTGTGCATATACCAGAAGTGCCCGCACTGAATGCCGAAACGCTGCGAGGAACGCCGGGGCTTTATCAGGTAGCGACTAGCGGCAACTCTGTGACGGATGCTGGGCGGGGATCGAGGACGTTCAAGGGCAGGCTATACGTTGTAAACGGCCCCACCCTGTTCCGTGTCAATTCGGACAACACACTAACTAACCTTGGGCAGATTTCCGGCAGTGGCCGGGTGTCCATGTTGAACAATGAGACGCAGCTATTAATTCACGTCCCTGGGGGTGATGGGTTTATCTTTGTAGATGACCCCGACACGCTCACACAAATTACGGACAGCGACTTTACGGCCAACGGCATTCCGCAGTATCCCGCGTTCGTGGATGGGTACTTCGTATTCACCACGGATGAGAAAAAATTCATTATCAGTTCGCTAAATAATGGCCTCGCGTATAACGCGCTCGACTTCGGTTCGGCAGAGTCATCGCCTGACGGTGTTGTGGCTCCATTCATCTACAAAAACCAGTTATTTATCGGCGGGGAATACACGCTTGAAGGTTTTACCAATCAAGGCGGGGTAGATTTCCCCTTTGTGCGTTCGGGTGTGTTTCTTGACCAAGGCGTGTTCGCTCCTTTCTCGATTGCCAAGGCAAAGGACACCACGCTGTTTATCGGTGGCGCGGAGAATGAAAGCCCCAGTGTATGGGCGTTGTCGGGTAACTCGACTGAGAAAGTATCTACTCAGGCGATAGACGAAATCCTGACCACGCTCACGCAAGATGATTTGCAAGCTGTGTACTCATGGAGTTATGGGGAGAGCGGGCATTACTTTGTAGGCTTCACACTACCGAATACGACAATCGTTTTTGACGTAACCACAGGTCGCTGGCACGAGCGTAAATCCCTGATTGTAAACGCGCTTGGCCAGACACAATCCATCGCCTGCCGTGTACGTTCTTTTGCTACGGCTTACGGGCACCTGTACGTCACTGACTCGCAAGACGGACGCATAGGGATAGCAGACAACGACACCTACAAAGAGTACAGCAACTTTATACTCCGCGTTGTTGCTACACAGCCTTTCCAAAACAACATGGAGCCGTTTTTTGTTCCTTATCTTGAGGCGACGGTAGAGAGCGGTGTTGGTAATTCGGACGATGAAAACCCGATGATGGGGATGCAGATTTCACGCGATGGTGGGAAAACATGGTCTTACGAACGCGCTCGACCTATCGGCGCACAAGGGCAGTACAAGCAGCGGGCGGTATGGCGGCGTAATGGCCGGTGCTCGCGGTTTGATGTGTACAAGTTCACGCTTTCCGCACCAGTAAAACCCGTGTTCCTGCAATTAACCGCTGATATTGTGGGGGTTGATGATGCAGCCGCATGACGGGAGGGTTCATGCCCCAACTTAATGCAGCGTTACCTATCGTTTTTGATGACGGAACCATGCAGCAACCGTTCCGGCAGCAGATGGACACGCTAAACAACGCGCTTCCGCTGTTAGGTGACGGAAGCCCGGAGGGTGTTGTACCAGCGCCTATTTACTCGCTGTATATCGACAGGCTAGGAACGGCGGGCGCAATTGAATATCGAAAAATGCTGCCGGATGTTGGTGGTGATAAAACACAAGGCTGGGTATCCGTGTAATGGGAATGCTGCAAGCAATACAGTCTCAGGAGTTCGGCGGATACGATAGCCGCTGGGCTGATATGGAAGATGAGCGTTTTCGCCAGCAATTAGCGAGGGCGCTTGGTGGGCAGCAAATACAGCTTGTTGATTATTCATCACCTCAGCAAAACTGGCAGCGATACGAGGAGCAATATTCCTCACCACAGCAGCAACAGTCGTCTATAAACCCATTGCAAGCGTATGACCAATACCAGCAGATTTCTGGATTATTTGGCGGTGGCGGCGGAATTGGTGGTGGTGGGCTTACGTCTGCGGGCCGCGCCAGCGCGGTAACAGGCGCTCCGTCATCAGGTGCGGCAGGAAGCTCATGGGGCAGCACAGCAATTTCTGCCGCGCCGTGGGCGGCTCTAGCTGCGGCCATTATCGCCAACGAATCAAAGCAGATGGGGGACGATAATCGCGGGAATGGCGGGTGGGAACATGCGGGCGACTTGCTTACTGGGAAGGTATTGGAGCGCGATCTTGAAAGATACCTGCCGCACAACAAAGCTGGCGGCACGGCGAAGCGGGCCGCGATGATGTCAACTCCAAGCGGGGTGGTACGGAATGTAAAAGACTTCGGAAGCTGGCTCGGTGGACTTTTTGATTAGAGGGTAAAATAATGGGATTTTTAAGCGGGATTACTAAGACGCTATTTGGTGGCTCTGATGACAAAGCCATTAGCGAGCAGTCTCAGGCAAACGAAAGATCGCAGGCGTTTATCCGCGAACAGGCTGCGCTTGCGAGAGGTGACGCAAATTACCTTTACCCTGCCGGTGACGCTGCGCGCAATCAGGGCATCAGTGCCGCGATGGGGTTGATGGGTAGGGCGCTACCTGAACAGATGCGGATGTTTCAGGGTGGTAATCAGGCCGCACAGTTGCATTACATGCAAGGCCAACCACAGTACAAGAATGACATTCTTGGTATGCAACCGCAAAGCAACCCGCAATTCGACGCGGGTGTAATGCGGCTTCCGCCAGAACGGTTACAGGCGTTTATTAATTCGCCAGAGTTTCACGCGAGGATTAGTGAGCAACTTGGCGGGAGGCAGATGTATAGCGCACCATTACCGGAAGCGAGTATGTACCAGCAGCAGTTGCCCAGTTTTGGACAGATGCAAGCACCGCAGCCGGGGCTGTCATGGGGAGCGCCGCAACAAGCGCAACAAGCGCAACTACAACAACCCGGCCCACAGTTTGACCAGAAGCAATATTTATCACAGATGCTCAGAGGGATTATGTGATGGCAACGTATAGCCAACAACTGCCGCCCGCTTACGGGCTTGCAGGCGCTAATCAGCAGCTACAGATAGACCCGCGATTACTGCCTGGGGCACAGCTTAACCCGGCGAACGCATTTTCCATGCAGCGCAGTTCGGGTGGTGGCGTAGGGAATGCCGATTACGGTTACATAAACCAAAATCGTGATATGGCTATGCAGCAATCGCAGGCGGGCATTAACGCCTTGCAGGGCTATGCGCAACCCGGAATGGCCGCACAGGGGATGCAGGCCAACTTGACCGGCGCTAACGGGGTAGACGCGCAGCGGGCGGCATACCAAAACTTCCAAAGCTCTCCGGGGCAGCAGTGGCTAATCGACCAAGCGGAGCGCGGCTTAACCCGCAATGCAGCGGCAATTGGCGGATTAGGCGGCGGGAATGTCCGTCAGGAATTACAGCGGCAGGCGATGGGCCTTGCTCAGCAGGACTTTCAAAACCAGTTTAATAACCTTGGCGCAGTAGGCGACAGGGGAATGCAGGCTGCGCAATTGCAAACCGGGCTTAGAGATTCGGCGGGCGGTTATGCAAGTCAAGCGGGCGGTTATGGCGCGAACTTGCAGCAATCGCAAATCGGCGCGGGCGCACAGCTTGGTAGCGCGCAGATAGGCGCTAATTCTGCGCTAGAGCGTTCTTTTATTGACTCGGACGTAGCGAAGTATCTCGGCAATTTAACCTCGCAAACCCAGCTTGCAAGGGACCGAGGGCAGTACGCTTATCAAGCGGGGCAGGATATTGCGAACAACGGATACAACACGACAAGTGCTTTGGCACAGCTTGCTAACCAACAGGGTTCAGGCTTGTCGGATATGTACGGGGCTTATACCGGCAACATTGCAAACCTGCTGGCTGGAGCGGGTGGAGCGCAGGCGGATAGTTACGGCAACTTGGCAACGCTCCTGACCAACATCGCCAACGGTACGCAAGGTAACTTCGTAGGGGCTTCACAGCTTCCGCAAGTGGGGCAGACTACGGGCAACCTTGGCGGTTTTGGCAACCTGTTGGGTGGCGCTGGTTCGCTCTATGGGGCAATCAACGGTGGTGGAGCGGCAGCAGCCACAACACCGACGGTCTCTTCCGCAATAACTGCCATGTTTCCGGCTATATCTGCGTCTGACCGCAGACTAAAAACCAATATCACCCGTGTCGGCACAACACCGGGAGGAAACGGCTTGTATTCATGGGATTGGACGGATGAAGGCAGGCGCGTTGCCGGGTCGCAACCTGCCTACGGTGTTATCGCTCAAGAGGTTAATCAGGACGCTGTAGTGATGGGTTCAGACGGGTGGCTGCGCGTGGATTACGCGAGGGTACTGTAATGGGCGTGATGCGAAAAAGACAGACACCGCCCCGGCACAGGGCGGCATCAGTAATGAACAACACCAGTTTATCAAAATCACCACGGCTGCGCAATAAGTTGGGCGAGTTGGGCGCTAGTTGGGCGAGTTGGCTGAATAAGTTTGATGGAAGGAGGTGTTAATGGCTACCGGACAGCAGTGGGCGCAAGGCTTGCAAGGCATGGGCGCGTGGTTCGCGGGCCAGGGGCCGCAGTATGAGGCGGCGAAGGTCGCACAACAGCGTACCGACATGGAAGATCAGCTATTACGCGACGAAGCGCGTCAAAAGGCTATGGTGACGGACTTCTCACGAGCCTACGCTTTTATGAAAGCCGGGAAGCCTGAACTGGCTGTTACATTGCTTGATGGTCGCATCCCAATTATTGAACAGACCTTCAAGGGCGATGCTAGAGACACGCGAGCATTACGTGATGCTATTGCAGACCCTGCAAGACACGAGGAAGCACTTATAGAGCTTGAGGGCTTTTTAGGCGCGGCTGGCGCACTTCCCGGTGGTGGTGGAGCCAAGCGCACGGATGTATTCAAAAACGGCGCAGTGCTACAGGCATCGAGTGACGGAAGCATTGGATTGACGATGCCAAGCGGCCAAAGGATTTCGCCGTCAGACCCAATGTGGCAGCAAGCCATATCCGAGGCTACAGGGTCTGGCGTTCAGTATGCGGGCGACGTGGCGGCGTCTCAGGCTATGGGCGCGGGTGGTGTTAATATTCAAATTGAGCCGCTGATCGCCGCGCTAGTCGCAAAAAGCAAAGCCGATGTAGAGGGCGAAACGAGGCCGACAATAGAATCAGATACACAAAAAGCCAAGCTTCTAGTCGATAGGGCGGGCATCAGGCTTGATGCAGGGATATTGGCGGCAAGCTCTCTGCCCACTATGTACCGCATGGACGAACTGCTTGACACAGTTAAAACAGGCGGCTTTTCAAAAGCGCAGGCCGATATTCAAAGGCTATTCGGCGTATTGCCGAGAGATGTGGCTGAACTACAAAACCTGATGGGAAGAAACGTACTTTCACAACTCAAAGCGGCATTTGGTGGCAACCCGTCGGAGCGCGAGGGGACTATGCTGGCAACTATTGAAGCAGAACTGGCAAAAGGTACGGGAGCGAACAAAGCCATTATTAAAAACGCTATTGAAATGCTTGAAGCACGCGCCAAGAACGGCAAAAAGGCAGCTATCTATCTTGAGGACGCAGGAAGTGCAGAGGAAATTGAAGGGTATTTGAATATGCGCCTTGGAGAGCCAAAACCGACAGATACTGGCGGCGCGAAAGTAGGCTCCATTATTGAAGCGGGCGGCAAGAAATACCGCGTAGTCGGCGGCGACCCTAACGACCCAGACGTTGAGGAAGTGCGGTGAAACTATCCGAGGTCACAGGCACCCCGACGCGCATGAAGTTGAGCGAGGTCACTGCTGCTGCGCAACCCGCCCAACCCCAAGCCCCCGCCCCGTCGTTCTATGACCGGCTGCGGGAGTCGCTGATGGGTACGCCTCTTGACCCAACACCAAATCCCTACGCAGTAGCCGCCTTGGAAAAGGGTGTGTCGATGGCAACAGGTGTGCCGGGTATGCTTGTTGGTGGCTTGGCGGGCACTGCACAAGCGGGCGCGGGGGCTGTTGCTAACATGCTTGGCTACAACCCTGCTTGGGCAGAGGACGGCGCTGGAGCAAGGACAGCGCAAGCGATACAACAAGAAATGACATACCAACCTAGAACGCCACATGCCGAAGTCATAGATAACGTACTAGCGCAAGCAGGGGCGGGACATCAACGCGCTCAGACTGCTATGGGTGATTTGGGTTATAACTTAGGAGGCCCAATAGGAGGAACGGTAGGCTACATGGCGCTACCTGTGGCCGAGTCAGTTGCGCCTTTTCTTGTTGGGAGAGGCGCCCCTGTACAAGCAAGCCCACTTTCTGGCGAGCTTATGCCGCCAAACATTATGGAGTTGCCTGCGCCAGGCGCTTCTATACCGGAAATCCGCGCCGCTCTGGAATCTGGCACGCCAAATATACACACTATAGGCTACAGGCTAGAACCTACCGTGCCTTACCTAGAGCGAGGAGCGGAAGTTGCTAATAGAGTGGTTAGTG